ATCTCAAACGAATCCTAGGGTCAAAGGGGGTAAAGGACAATAGTCTGTTCGAAAAAAAGAACAAGCGGTCAGACTTCACCGTTTTATCGCCCGGCCCCCATTAATAGCCCATAACGCGTCAGGAAACACCTCACGAATCAGCGGCATGGACGACTGACACGCAGATGAGTATGATGGCGGCCGCGTCGCACCAGTAGCTCAGCTGGATAGAGTACTGCCCTCCGAAGGCAGGGGTCGTGGGTTCGAATCCCGCCTGGTGCACCATATACAAGTTTCCACATGTTCCCACATGATCGGAAACACCCCAAGAAGCCCGCCCCGCGCGGGCTTTCTTGTGTCTGGACGTTCACATATGAACCCACACAGCATTGCGCCCCGTGTATGCCTGCTTGTATGCTCGCTAATAATTTGAAACTGGGGCATACACGCATGAAGCGTTCGGAAATTAAGCGCCGTCCGATGGCAGACACCACCCTTGCCAGCCTTGAGCCAGAGGCCAGCACCTACCGGGAGCTAGATGGCGCCGGGCTCTATTTGCGAGTGAAGCCCACCGGCCAGAAGTCTTGGGAGCTGCGTTACAAAAAAGCTGATGGCAAATGGTCCTGGCTGGGCCTGGGGGGCTATGGCAAAGGAAGCCACCAGTTGACCGGCGAACAGGCGCGCCAGAAAGCAGCAGAGCTACGCGACGGCACAACGAAAGATGGCAGCATGCTCGCCACCCAGCGCGCCAAAAAGGCAGCGGATCGCGAGGCAGCCAACAATACTTTCGAGCATCTGTCGCGCGAGTGGTACGCCAACAAGCGCAAAGGCTGGAGTGCCGGGACGGCGACCAGGGTCATAGGCGCACTGGAACTTCATGTGTTCCCAGTCTTTGGTAAGCGCCCCTATCAAGGCGTACTGCCAATGGAATGGATGGAGTTCCTGCGCGGCATGGAACAGACCGGCATTGTCGAACAGACCAGCCGAGTACGTGCCATATGCCGGGAGATTTACGACCTGGCCCGTGTTACCGGACGCGCCACTCACAACCCGCTTGAAGGACTGCACAAGTTCCTGCTGACCAAGCCAGCCGAGAACTATGCCCATGTTTCAATCGACGAGCTGCCTCCACTGTTACGAGCCATCAGAGCGTACCCGAGCGCTGCCGACGTTCGTATTGGTCTGCACTTACTGTCTATGCTCGCCTGCAGACCGTCTGAGCTACGGGAGGCCCGGTGGTCTGAATTTGATCTAAACGCCGGTATTTGGACAATTCCCGCTGAACGGATGAAGCGTCGTCGTGAGCATGTATTTCCCCTACCGAGCCAAGCCGTCGAACTGCTGCACGATCTGCACAACCTTACTGGCTCTTACTTGCTGTTGTTCCCTGGCCGTAGCGACACCACCAAGCCGCGTTCCAATACCGTCTTCCTGATGGCCCTGCGCCGACTTGGCTACGAAGGTCGCCAGACCGGCCACGGATTCCGCCATATCGCCAGCACGATCCTCAACGAACACGGCTTCGATGAAAACCATATTGAGGCCCAGCTATCGCACGTCAAAGACGGGATTGCCGGTGTCTACAACAAAGCTCAGTACCTGGCCCAGCGGACGGCCATGATGCAATGGTATGCCGACCACCTGGACACCTTGGTCAAGGGCAACGTGGTGGAGTTCAAACGGGCATGAGCGAGCGAATACCCCAAGGTGGCTTTGCCTGTCTGAAACAACTTCGCGCTGAGCTTCAACAATGCCATGCGGATGAGCTTGAACAGCATCGAGACCGAATGCTGGCACTGATCGACAGCGCCATCGACGAACGCATACGACAAAATAGAGGGCGAGGCGACACTATCAATTTGCTTTCCGATGCGTTTCTTGGTGGGTTGAAGTGGGGCACGGTTTCTTCCGAGGGAGAGCTATCAGCAGAGGCTTTCGGCCGCCACTCTGAATTACTTACGCAGGTCGGGGGGCTCGATGCTGTCGGCGTGCTTTACCTTTTTTATGTACTGGAATCGAAGGCTGTCGAGTGGATCAGGTCATTAGGCGCGCTCGCACAAACGACGAATCCGAAAAGAGTCGGCGAGCAATGTCCTCATATTCCAGAAGGCTTGATTCTCAATGCAGACATGGCGCTCAAGGGCGACAAGATCAAAGGTGGTCGTAGTGGGGGGCTTGATTCAGAAAACTTGAAGAAGTACCACGAAGACCGCACCGAGTGGCTTTCAAATGGCGGTAAAGCGGAGGAGTCATGCGAACATTTCGATGTTCGCATGGGTGAAAAATACAGCCGTTCCGCTAAGACAATGTCCAAATACCGCCAGGGGCCGAGAAAATCCCCCGACACTAGTAGCGCGGGAGACAGGGCAAAGAGCGCATGAATAATGGGGGGCTTCAATAAGCACTTGGATGCACCCCTATGAACACCGATACCGCCCTGACCCAAGCCTTGATACCCCAGCCCGCGCTATGCGTCCAGATAGGTCAGACCCGTTCCGGTCTGGACAAGCTCAAGAAAAAAGACCCTACCTTTCCGAAGCCGATCAAATTCAGCAATGCCCGTCAGGCTGCCGCCTATTACGTTGTGGCCGAGGTGGAAGCCTGGCTGCAATCCAAGATCGCCGCGAGGGATGCCTAAGTGGAAAAGGCCGCACAGACTTTCCCAAGTGTTGCCAAGTGCACCCATCAGCGGTATGGTGCGCGCGTCGCTGCAAATTCAGCGCACGGGACGGCAAGCCCGGAGAGCAAAAGGAGCACAAGCTCCCACCTATCAGCGCGGAGTTTTTTTTCGCCTGTGATTTATGGTGGCGTTGTGTGGGAGGGGTTCGCCCCTGCCGGGTTCCTTTTGCCCCGGCCTTGCCGGCCTGCACAACGCTACCGCCTATCATCGGCAAGTGATGACGGTAGCTCCTCAGCAAAAGGAGCGTTACCTATGCAGTTCTCCCGCACTCAAGATTCGTCCGCCACATCCGGCAAAGCCGCCGCGCACCGCGCTATGGCAATCGCCGCCCTTCATGCCGACTCAAGCCTGTCTGTTCGCCTCAAACGCTACAACGCCCACATGGAACAAGCCCGCAGCCTGGAAGCTGTAGGGAGCGTGCAATGAGCGCCGCCGCCCAACTGAAAAAGGCATTGCCTGTCCGCCAAACGGTGGATTTTCTGGCCCATGCCGAAAGCGATGCCATCCTTATGCGCCGCTCTGGCCGCGCCATGGGGGCAATCGCGGGATTGATCGGCGAGAACGTAAGCCGTCTTGATATCGAAGACGACAGCGACTTCCTGACCCCCTCCGCCTTGAGCGGCCTTCTGGAAGCCGTACAGCTCCTTGCAGATCAACTGGCAGAGCGTGGTGAAGATCTTGGCGAAATTATCGCCGCTGGGGGTGTGTAATGAGCGCACCACTCACGGCAGTGCAAATCATCAAGAGCACTCACGACGGCATTAACAGTGCCTCAACCGTATTCGAACTCGATAGCGCGATGAACGCGGGCGATGGCTGCCTGAACACGTTGCGCCAGCTTGAGTTGATCGATAACGGCCAGTGGATCCGAGAAACCAACGATCTTTGCTCTCGCACGGAACGTCGTCGCACCGAACTGTTGGGGAACTAACTGAACATGAATAACCAAACCTGCAACACAGTGGGTGCGCTCCCGGCTTGCTCGAAGAAAGCCACCGAACTCTGGTACGTCACCCATCCGAAAGCCCCCAAGGCACTTCTCGGCCCCTTCCTGACTGAGGCCGATGCCGAGTGTGGCCGCGTCGTGATGCGCAGCGCCGATGCCGTGGTGACAGCCTGCCTGGTCGACTCAATCGATGAACTCACCTACTGGCACGGCGTGAACAACGGCCAGGTCTGCCGAGCCTTTGCTGGCGCTGATCGCCAAGGGGTGAACCATGAGTAAGACAACCTATCTCACACCTCAGCAGCTCTTCGAGGAATCGATGCGCAATATCGCCCGGTCGACTAGCCCTGCCGAAGTTGATCGGGCTGGGAATAAGGCCATGGATCGCTTCGACGCACTCCTGCTCATCGGCGAGATTGACCTGGCTCAAGCAGGAGATTGGGCCATGCAAGCCTGCCACAAGGCTACCGATATGTTGCTGCTGATCCGCGAGGCTGATAAACGCGCTGCTGAGGCTGGCGACGCCCAAGGGGGTGATTAATGGCCGGCGACTGGATCAAGATGCGCGTTTCCCTGGCAACTGACCCTGCAGTAATTGGCATGGCCACAAGTCTCGATCGCTCGGAGTTCGAAGTGGTTGGCATGCTCCACCATCTTTGGTGCTGGGCAGACGCTCATTCACGTGATGGTCACGCTGACGGCGTGACAGGGAAGTGGATTAACCGCTTCATCCAGTGTGACGGCTTCGCTGACTCCATGGTGAAGGTGGGTTGGTTGCAGATCACCGATACTGGAATCGTCTTCCCTGATTTCGACCGTCACAACGGTCAAAGTGCCAAGGCGCGGGGCTTGGCGGCCACTCGCAAGCAGAAACAGCGATCTACTGTCACGGAGCAAGCGGGACAATTGTCACGCATTGAGCGTGACAAAGACGTGACCAGAGAAGAGAAGAATAGAGAAGAGAAGAATAGAAGCAATACCCCCCCTCCCCCGCGGGGGGAGGATGGCAACGGCGCGCCGAAAGAGGTTGAACAGGACGGGCATGGATCTGGCCAATCGGGGCAGATGAGCCACGAAAATGATCTGCCTGAAGGCTTTGAAACGTTCTGGAAAACATACCCACGCAAGACAGCCAAGACGAACGCGTTGAAGGCTTGGGCGAAGCTGAAACCAAATGCCGAGTTGATCTACAAGATCATGCAGTCAGTTGCCTATCACTGTCTGTGCGCGGACTGGCTCAAGGATGATGGCCAGTACATCCCACACCCTGCCACTTGGTTGAACGGTAAGCGCTGGGAGGACGAACTTCGTCCTGTCGATAATGTTCATCACCTACCCGCGCGCCGGGGGGCAATAGAGCCTATCGACTTTGATTCGACCGACTGGCTCGAAAGGGCGACAGACGAGATGAACCAATGAAGCCAGCCAATAACGTCGCCAAGCCAGTCCAGCAGATAATCGCGCCCTACAAGGTTCGCGACGGCCATCTGCCAAGGGCTGCCCCATCTCGTCCGGCGCCCGCCGAAGTCCTTGCCACCATGACCCCGGAGGCCAAGCGCGCGGTAACCGTGCTGGTCAACTCGCTGTTCAAGGAAATCCGCGCCTGCTGCTCAGCGTGGGAGCAAGCCTGGGGAAAGACTGATCAGCTGGAGGCTGCAAAAATCCAGTGGGTGAAAGCCTTCATCGAAAACGACATCCGGGACTGGCAGCAGGTCGAGTACGGGCTTCGTGGCCTCAGAGCCTATGGCAAGGACTTTGTGCCGTCGCCCGGGGCGTTTCTCGGCTGGTGCCGCCCAAAGCCAGAAGATCTTGGTTTGCCGGCGGTGGATATCGCCTACACCGAGGCCTGCACGAAGTCGCACCCGTCGGCCCGGAGTGGAGCCAGGTGGAGCCATCGAGCCGTTTACCAGGCAGCGATCGAGGTGGGAATGGATTGTCTGGCCAGCCTATCCCGAGAGGCAAGCCTAAAGCTGTTCACTCATGCCTACACGGTGATAACTCGCCGAGCCATGGACGGGAAGGCGCTCGATGGTGGGCTGGCTTTGGCGATCGGGCACGACAGCCAGAAAGCCCCGCCGGTATTGGCTGATGAATTAGCTGAGCAGCTGCTGCGTCAGCGCATGGAGCGCCAAGGTATTCCGGAGAGTGGCCACGCCGCGCGCGACATCCTGAGAGCGAGAATGGGGCGCTCTGTCATGAACACCACCTAGCTTTGGGCTGTGAAACCTATGAGGCGTATCTGAGTCGGTCTGCAAGACATGCGTGGTTAGATTGCATGGTTGAAACATTCCCCCATTTTTGATTATTGCTCGGAGTACCAATGAACGCTGTCATGCAAGACGATGCGCCGAGAAAAACCATGGTGAACCCCGCCAAGGTAGCGGTGAAACAGCCTGTTTCAGATGAGCAACGCCGCCAGGTGCTAGACCTACGCCGCCGTCACTCTCTGCGCGAAGTGGCCGAGGCTACCGGCCTGCCCTTGGGGACAGTGAAGACCCTAGTTTCACGCTCCGGGGCGTTCCGCGACAACGACCAGCACCGCGCCCTGTTCACCTTGCCGCCGATCAAGGTCAGCCAAGAAACCCTGCCCAGCGTGCCTGAGCTGCCGCCGCAAGAGGTCGTTACCGGCGACAAGGAAGTGGACGCCGTGCTGTGGCTGCGCTCGATCATCAACACCGGCCTGGCCGCGCTGATCGAACTGGCCATGGAAGCGGCCAAGCGGATCAAGACGTCGCATGATGTGCTGGAGAAGCGGTACCGGGATTACCTGACTGCTACCAATCCCGGCAACCCGTTCGCCGCGATGTCATCGTTTGGCTTCGCTGACCTGGAGGGGCTTGCTGCCAAATCCATCGAGAAGCACCGGCTACGCATTGAGGGGCGCGCCCGCTTTGGTGATCACCTGTTTGCCGACACGCCTGCCGAGGTGTTTTGCATTGAGGCCCTGGAGGGCTTGAAGCTGGAGCAGCTGGGGAGCCTCGATAGTGAGGACGCGGCCGCCCGTTTCAAGGCCCTGCCCGATCGGCTGCCGCAAACCCTGGCTGACTGCCTGTGGGAGCTGGACTACTGGCGTCAGCTTTACCGGCTACGCAATGCGGTAGACCGGGATTGCAGCGATGGCCCGCCCGAGGCCAGCGCGCGGGATTACTTTGTCTTCGGCCTGCTCGCGAAGATACGGCCCCGCAACAAGGATGAAGCCAAAGCTGTATTCCGTCACTTGATGCGTGGCGACGACATCGATAGCAAAGAGGCTGAAGCCATTCTGGACAACCTGATTGGCTGATGCTGATTTTTGAACCATCTGAATTCACCTTGTTGATCAGAGCGAAGCCTTGCTAGGTTAGAAGTGACCACGTCCTTGACCCTCAAGCAGGATTGCACCAATGAACACGGATCAAACCACGCAAGAAACACAGCATGCCGATCTGTGTCAGCCCAAACCAATCAGCCCTATTGGTTCGGCAGCTCCATGTATCCGCCAGCTTGCGCAAGTCAACAGATTGGTCGGGGAACGCGTGAGGGAGGCCAGACGTCTGGCAGGGCTCAGTCAGGTTGCAATGGCTGAAAGGCTGGGATTTACGGCCGGTGATCTCGCCGCGCTTGAAAAAGGTCAAGGCTCCTTTGATTCTTGGCACCTCCGCCGCATTGCTACTGCTTGCAAGGTCACGACTGATTTTCTATTGGGTCACTCCGAAGAGTCAGAGCTTGGCGAGCGGAGTGATACCGTCAGAGAGCTGTTAATTCAGATGGGTATCGCTTCAGAAGAAGTCCGAGCGCAAGACGTAGTAGAGAATATCCGCATCCAGTACGCACTGAACGCCGCAAAATCACTGTCCGATTTGCAGATCAGTGTCATCCAGGAGTTGGAGGAAGCTATGCAGCGAGTGATAGCACTTGATCCGATCGGCTGGGCCAAAACTCGCGGCGGACTGCGTCTCGTAAACGCCATCGAAGAGAACTCACTTAAGGCTCGCCAGCTCCACTACCGGCTCAAAGGGTTTGGAAATTGATCGGTTCACTGGATGTGAAACAGCTTGCAGCCGGTAAAAAGGACCCAGAAACATGCTAAGCAGGATGAAGGTGGTTGGCGAACTGTGCCGCCTAGCCAACAAGCCAGATGCAACGCCAAGAGCACGCCTGATTTGCATAAGGCGCATATGCCGGATCTACGCTGACGATTTGGCATGGATCGCAGAAAGCCGGGCAAATTATCGACGGGCCAGCACGATCGCCAAGCAAGGCCTCCCGTTTACAGCTCGTAAAGTGGAGATGCTCGACCTGGCCGCCGACCTGAACCTCAAGGTCGAAGAGCAGGCGATGCTAGAAGCCTTGGCCAGCTATGCCCTGCTCGCCATAGTCGGCGAGCAGGGCACGATCGAAGCGTTTGGCTTTGATGCGCTATGCGATGTGCTCAACGTTAACCCGACCCGCCGTGCCGAGTTCCAAGGCGTCACCACCTTGGCCGAACTGGTGCTTGCTGGCGCCGAAGACTGCGCGGATAGTTACAGGACGGAGCCAGGACGGGCCGGACTGGGCCCCTTGCACCTGGCTTGCATGTGCTTGAATCAGCGGTGCCTCACAATGCGGCCAAACCTAACCCTTGTCTGACCGCCAATCACGCATTCTTTTAGATACGTCTGGTGGCCTGCCAATCGCTCTTATCCCAAGACTGGTGAGTGCTCATGGTGACCTGCAGGCTCATTTGAACGAAACGGCCGAGCGCGTCGATGGGCGCACTCAAGGGCATGCTCACCGATTCGATCACTAACGGCAAATACGTCCGGCCTTTGTAGGACATGGCAATCATGCAAGGGCTAAACGAGGGCAGCATGGCGTCAATCAATCCCTTTTCGCCAGACAGAAAACTCAGGGCGCCAGTCAGCATGGTGCCCTCGGGTGCCAGTTTCTGAGGGTGTGCCCAGTTCAGGAACTGTTCCAAAGGTCTTTCAACCTCGGCACTAGGATCACGCCAGGCACGAAAAAGCAGTGTGACGCTGATCTTGTGTGGCGCTGACCCGCTAAAAATCTGGGTCGAATTCAGTTTTGTCATTCCTGTACGACCTCGAGCTTCGTCGAGGTTGCCGGCGGCGGATTTGATCTTGTCACCAATATCACTGCCGACTGTGCGACCTGCTGCCGCACCGATGGACTCGATCAGTGGCTTCAAAGCGCCGGACTGGAGCATGCCCATCAACGCCGGGGCTCGACTCTCGGGGCCGGCGCCCTCAAAGGGTGACTGCCAGTTGAACGTCATCTGAATATCGGCTTCATCAGTTAATGCCGCCTTGACCACGACGTCATCGACCATGCGTCCGAGATGATCCACCTCATAAAACTTGGCGATCAGGTGCGGATTGAGCCCATCCCAAATGGATGTTATTTCGTTCTGAGGGTTTTCGGAGGCGGCGTTGCTGCTGCGCTGCCCGAGGACTGGAACAGTGATCATTTTGGATACCTGTTGTTGGCTTGATTTCCTCGTATTGTTGGCGGTGCCGCCGTAGTCGCCGGGGCTGGTTTTCCCGCAAAGGTGTTAGACCTGATTTACCCAAATTCGCCCAAACTTGCCCAAATTCGCGTTATTGGCCGAAATAAGAAAATTCAGCTTAGAGCCTTCGACATCGATTGCCACCATGTCTAAAACCAACCAAGGAATAGACATGAACAGCACAAACATCACCCCGGAACAACGTGAAGAATTGTTGGCTCGCGCCAAACTGGTGGATTTGATCGACGTCGGCGGAATTTCAGAGTTTTCAACACTGACTGCCGAAGCTGACTACCTTTCTGAACGCTTCAAAAATGCCCGCACACATTCTCGTTGGCTGATAGCAATTCGGAAACACGGCAGCCCAGCACAGGCCGTGGAGGCCGCCCAGAGGGCCCGCGACGAAGCCCGCCGCCAGTACGAACAGCTGAACGAGGCCGCTAGCGAGATTAGACAGGCGCGCGACGCCTTACGTACCTATCTTGGAGACAACAAACTGACCGATCTGTTCAAGCAACTCAGCGACGCTGATTCAACGACTAACGATCTTCGAGCGATCGCCAACAATATGCGCGGTACGCGCAATGAAAAAGTTGCCAGCCTCATCGAGGACGGCGTTTCAGAGGCGACGGCCCTGTCAGTGGCTAAGCCCTCGTTGGCTGAAATTGAGGCGAAGTTCAAGGAAGCCGACGATATGCCTGACAAGATTTCTGCACTGAGAGCAGCGGTAAGAACATACGAAGCCAAGGTGAACTACCTCTATCCACTCCCCACCATTGAGTAACGCACTCGTTGCTGAGGCAGCCCCATCGAGGGCTGCTGTTTACTGAATAGGAAGGGAGTGAACCTTGAATACGGCTATCAAATCGACTCCGCAGAGAGTTCCAGGTCAGAAGAGCATTCGGCCAAGCGTCGCGACCGTGAGGAGCTATTGGCTCGAGCTGCGCATGGCGGCTGATAATGGCGACCATTTGGCAAGGGCACTGCTCATCGCTCTTTCGGAAGGCCGGCTGCTGGTGCCAGAGCATTACAGCCAGGTGAAACCATGACCGCCGCAAATGTTGTCCCCTCTAAAGACGAGCAAATCGCCTTAGTCCAGGCCATCGGTCTACGTTTGCGTGAGGCTCGCCTAGCTGCAGGTTTCAACCAGCTCAACGCCGCCAAGCACCTCGGTTATGCCAATTCCAGCAAGCTCGCCAAGATCGAACGCGGCCTGCACTCCAGCCAGATACCGGTATGGATGCTCAAGAGAGCCGCTGGCGTCTACGGCGTCTCCGTCGATTACTTACTGTGCACTAGCGATCGTATGCAGGGCGACGGGATGCCGAACGCTGTGATGGAGGAAATGATTGAGGCCATGAAAGCTGAGTGGGCCCGCATGACTAATCGTGATGTTATCGCTCAGCAGACAATTCTCGGTCGTACAGTTCTCCTGGAAGGTGCTTTAACAGATGTTGAAATGGCGACCCAAGAAGCGCTAGAGGCTCTGGCTCGGGTTGAGACCCTTAACCCTTATGGGTGGCGCAAGTTGCGTGGAGGCACGCGCCTGCTGAGTGCCGTAGAGCGGGCTGTTGCTGCTGCGAAGCACGGCCAGCGGCGTACCGAAGAGCCACGGCGAGCATTTGCGTAATGGCCCATGCACAGAGCAATACCCCAATCCACGCACCATGCTTTTCGCAATCTGAAAGCGTGGCGCGGACTATGTCATCCATCGAACTGCGGGACATGATCAACGACGCACGACTGCTGGCTGGAGAGCCGAAGGTGCGTAATGACCATTTCCTTTCTCGGGTCGAGGATGAGTTGGGCGATGAACTGGAGGGGGTGCAAAAATATTTCACCCCCCACCACGGCAACCAAGTCGCCACATACGACCTGACTCTCGATCAATGCATGCTGGTCGGTATGCGTGAGTCGAAGGCTGTCCGCCGATCCGTGCTGAAAAAGCTGAAAGAGCTGGAAGGCCCGCGCGGTATTGCCACGCTTCCTGACTTCTCCAATCCGGCTGCCGCTGCCCGCGCCTGGGCCGAGCAATTTGAGCTTCAACAGGCTGCCAATCAGGCCCTCGTTGAGGCCGCGCCGAAGATCGCCTTCGTCGAGAAGTATGTTGAATCGACCGGGCTTAAAGGCTTCCGCCAAACCGCAAAGCTGCTGGGCGCTAATGAGTCCCGCTTTCGCGAGTTCCTGCTCGACAAAAAAATCATGTACCGCATGGGCGGCGAGTGGCAGGCGTATAAGCCACACGCTGATGCTGGGCGCTTCGGCGTGAAGACTGGCACCAGCGAGAGTGGCCACACATTCAACCAAGCCAAATTCACGCCGAAGGGGGTCACTTGGGTGGCTGGTCTGTGGGCACAGTACAAGCTGGAGGCTCGGTAATGGCCCAGGCACCTAAGCTAACCCCAGGCCAGTGGGAGGAGGTTCGCGACGCATGGGAGCAAGACCCGCGCGACGGCTACACCTGGTTGGTCAATGAGCAAGCACTTCCCGTTTCAGCGCCAGCCGTTCGCAAAGCTGCGCTCAAGCAAGGCTGGGAGAAACGAAAAACACCAAGCCAGAAACCATCCGGCGTTGAGTTCGTTAAGGCCCCAGGGGCGAAACCGAAGGCAAAGCGAGGTACTGGGCCGAAGCTCGTTAGCGAAACCATAGAAACCATGGGAGAAACCATCAGCGAAACCATGGCTAGTGGCTCGAAAAACAAGGCAAAGGCCAATGCTGGCGGGGGTAACGGCAAGTTTGATGGAGATGTAGAGCGGGCGGGGAAAGGATCGGTAGCGCCAGAATCGGAGGCCAACGCGCGCGCACGCGAGGGAGAAACCATCGAGGGGGTGATTTATGACGCTGCCGGGGGCTATATTTTTGACGATACGGCCCTGCACGGATTGTTCCCTTCCGACGGGCCAGGCAAGTACAGGCCCAAGTATGCCGAGCTGGCCTACAAGCTGGCGCAACTCGGCATTCCGCATCAGCAGATAGCTGGGATTCTCGAAATATCGGAGAGCACGTTCTATGAATGGCAGGGGTGCCACGCCGGCTTCAAAACTGCCCTCAAGGCCGGTATGGCTCTAGCGGATGCTAACGTGGCCAACTCCGTTTACCGTGGCGCCGTCGGCTATTCGCACAATCACGAGGAAATCAAAGTGATTGGTGAGGAGGTCGTCCGGGTGCCCACAATGAAGCATTACCCACCCAACCCACACTTGGCCACCTTTTGGCTCAAAAACCGCCAGCCTGAGTTGTGGAAAGAGAAGGTCGAGATCATCGAGAAGCCGACCATTGCTCTGGTGGACAAGGAGGCCATGCGGGATATGTACCAGGCCGTGCTTGAGGAGGCTGCGACGATTCAGGCGCGCATGAGCGGGCGCGCCGAGCGCTTGGGCCTTGTGATGGATGCCGAGCTGGACGACGACTGATGGCCCCGTTTTGAGCCACGCAGTGCAAGGCCCGCTGGCCGACGGGAGTGAATCCGATTCACACCCTTGATCCGCAGACAGCGACCACTCCAAGCGCATTTACACCTGGCGAAGCACTTCGTTTGCGGCCAAGGCCTTTGTTGATCATTGCAAAGCGCCCAAAACCTGCCCCGTTGAAATGACGGGGCAGGTTCGGCAGATGAAAGTCATATCGTTCGGTTGGGTGGGTATTTCGCCCACCCTGGATCAGCAAACAGCAAACAGCGACCAGCTCAGCGCGTCATCATTTGCCGACGAGCATGGCTTGCGAAAAGCTGGGCTGACTTTTCAGCCCAGCATGGTGTCCGGTATGGGGTAACGATTCGTTACTCCGCAATGGCCGCGCAAGCTCACTCTGAACCGGACGTGTCGCGACCCTGCCATACCGAAATGGGAGGTCAGGCTAATTACGGGGAAATCCGGTAATTACCGGAACGCCACCGCTGCGAAAACAAACCCCATGAATGAGGCGCGTCAATACCTGATCGCTACCCTGAAACAGGGTGGTGGGAATGCCACAGTGTGGCGTTGGCACCGACTAGCCAATTCTGGGGGGACGGTCAGTCAGGCTGATTACGGATGGATTCAGAAACCGGCTGGGTTATGGGTTGGCAATCAACAACGATAGAAACTACATTGGTGGCAATCTTGTCATGTAGCAGCTGTCGAGCTGCAAGGGCTTGCACCGATGAATGAAGACCAGCACCGACGCCGCATCTTATTGTGGCTAGGATCATTTCCCGTGATTGCAGTCTTTGTACTTCTGATACTGGTGTTGCTGCTGAGTGACCGCACGGCCCCGGCAATTTTGCAAATACCTGCTGGCTCAAATCCAACCCATCAGGCAGATCAATCTCCAAAAGTGATGGGCCAGGCAATCGAACCAATTCCGGCTGACTCGCCATAGGCCAAATCGTGCCGATCATCCGATAGCGAAAATCTGATTCACCATCATTTTGTGGGCGTCTCGATCAGAGAGCGAAAACGGGCAAAAACACCCCAGCAGAGAGCGCCGTGTATGCCCTCATGTATGCCTAACCGAAGAAAGATCTGCCAAGCCCTTATAAAACGGGCATCACAGCCTCCAGTTCAAACGACGCCTGGGCACCATTCTTTTTCCCTTGCTCAAGGGAATCGCGTCAAAACCCTGTAACCAACAGCTTTTTGCCTCCCACCGAGAACCCGGTGAGTGATCGCACGCCTGTTTTTTGAGCTTTTCTGAGCAAAACG